GCACGATACTTAGACAGTATTTCACAACTTCAACAAGTGATAACAAGAGAACAAGAAAGTATTGCTGGAGCTAACGAACAGCCAGTACAAGAGTCTCCAGAGCCTGATAGCGAGTTTGATTCACCTGAAGATAGCGAAATTTAATATGGGTGCTAAACTAGGACAACAATTGCCACATGTGTGGAAGATAGGCAATAACACAAGAACTCATGATCAATGGGTAGTGTATGGACAACAGCGTAACCAAGCCAAATGGCGAAATGAGGAGTGGTTGTTAGACTTTGAAGACTGGAGCAAATATTGGGATCCAAAATGGGACACAGGTCGTGGTCGTAGTGGTGAAAGCTATTGCCTAGTTCGTAAAGATTATAGAACACCCTGGACTAAAGACAATATTGAACTCCTAACAAGAAGACAGCATACTAGCAAACAGCATGGTAAACTACAAAAGGTTCGTGAATCAGAAGCTGTTGCTTAATGTGGATTAATATAATAGATTATAGAGGTGATGATACTATCATTAATACTCGCAACGAAACACTATTTAATTACCGCACACGATACTTGTTTAGAATACAAGAAGACTTCTACCATTGGAAAAAACACGGACATAAATTCCGTTGTTTTACACAGCACGATAATCGCAATGATATCATAAATGATTATAGTGAATTTAATGATGTAGTTAAAATACCAAGAGGAAATGCGGCATCAAGTCGCAACTTGGTATTAGATTATTACAGTAAAGATGAATGGATTGGTATATGGGATAATGATGCCACTGTTTATTTTGACAAACTCGATACTAAAAACTTTATTAGAGATTTAGACGCAATATGTCAAGAGGCAGAACAATTGGCGATTAGTAGTTTTGTTCCCTTTAATGCTCAACAGGCACCGTACCCATTAAAACCAAAAAGATGGAAGCCAAAATTAGAACAAAAAACTACACAATTATGGTGTTGCGTTGATGATTGGCGTTTTGATGACACATTAGAATGTCTTGAAGATTTAGAATTTGCTTGTCGTTTAGCATTACAAGGTAAAAAGTTTGCACAAACTGAATTATGTAGTCTTAAAGAATATGTAAATGGTAAGAGCACTATCTTTGTAGTAAATGAACATCATAAAGCCTATAAGAAACCCGGACCTGGAGCAAACCCTAATGGATTAAAACAATGGAACGCACAATTAGACAGGTTAGAAAAATATGATAGGGCCAAACAACAAATTGAAACAAAGTTAGGTTATACTATTAAAGAAATTAAAGAAATACATAAAAAATTATGGGAGAAAAAATGATTGACATAATTGGCATTATCGTAATAACATTGGTGTTATCCTGGATTGTTTATAACTCAATGAAATGAATTAAAACCAGATCAAGTCTAATGCTTGGTAAGGGTTTTACCCACTGTTTATTTTGACTCAGTGGGGTTTTTATTGACTCTCTATCTAAGAATACATTACCATATCTAATTCAACATAAATAGTTACTACAAGAGGAACACTATGGATAATAAAGAATCAGCACGAGCACATGGCCAGACAGACCCAAACCGAACAGGACCTCGTCCTAAAGAACTAGTAGAAGCTACCTTCATGGGCAAGCCAGTAGGCAGAGATGGAATAGTAGTTGATCCTGATGAAGTATTTAAATTAGCACAAATTGGATGTAAGAATCACGAAATAGCTAATTGGTTCGGCATTAAAGAACAGACTTTACGCTACAATTTCCGCGAGGAGTTAGTAAAAGGACGAGAGCATCTTAAGATTACTTTAAGAAGAGCAATGTTAAACAACGCTATTCAAAACAATTCACCAGCAGTTCAGATATTCTTAAGTAAAAACATCTTAGGTATGGCTGATAGCCCCACTACAACAGATGATGCTAAGATTCTTCCGTGGACAGATGATGATATGGAATTAGAAGAGGAACATTTTGATGCCATTGAGCATACCACAACAGAAGATAGTTAACGACCAACATCGTTTCCGTGTTGTAGTAGCTGGTAGACGATTTGGTAAAACATTCATTAGTCTTAGAGAGTTAGCTCGCTTTGCTCGACATCCAGACCAGAAGATATTGTATGTAGCCCCAACATACCGAATGGCAAAAGGCATTGTGTGGGATAAACTTAAATCAAAACTAATATCATTGAACTGGGTTAAGAAGATTAATGAAAGTGATCTCAATATATTCTTAATCAATAACACACAAATAAACATTCGTGGTGCTGACAACTATGACAGTCTTCGAGGGTTAGAATATGACTTTATAGTAATAGATGAAGCGGCACTTGTAGATCAGAAGGCTTGGTCAGAGGTATTAAGACCTACAATATCAAACACTCAAGGGCACGCTTTATTCATATCAACACCAACAGGTAAGAGCAATTGGTTTTATGATTTGTATATGCGTAAACTAGAAGATCCTGAACAATGGAGTGGACATCAGTTTACAAGTCTAGAAGGTGGTAACATACCCGCAGAAGAAATTGATCAGGCCCGAAAGGATTTGGATGCTAGAACATTCAGACAAGAGTTTGAGGCATCATTCGAAACCTTTGTTGGACAGATTGCCTGGGCATTTAAACGCGACCTCACAGTGATCCCAATCATTGATGATGTTGACACAAAGACTATACATATAGGAATGGACTTTAATGTTACGCCAATGTCAGCCGCTATTCATGTTCAGCAACAAGATAAGATGTTACAGATAGATGAAGTAATGATGCACTCAGCTAACACTCAAGACATGTGTGATGAGATCAAAGAGCGTTATCCAAAATCTAAGATATTTGTCTATCCTGACCCTAGCGGATCTAGTCGTAAGACTTCTGCGGGGGGAGCAACTGATCATAGCATACTTACTAATAATGGTTTCATAGTTAAGGCACCTAGAAAGCATAACGCTGTCAAGGATAGGATTAACAGCTACAACAGCCGTCTGTGTTCATCAGATGATGTTAGACATCTATTCATTACTAAAAACTGTAAGCACACTATAGAAAGCCTAGAGAAATACTGTTATAAAGAAGGAACACAAGTGCCTGATAAAGGACAATGGGATCATATGTTTGATGCGGCGTCATACTGTATTGACTTTCTCTATCCATTGACTAAAGTCCGAGCACCAATGCCAACGCCACAGCGATGGGGACATAGCATTAACCAACAGTAACATATTGATAAATAATAATTAGACACAGAGGATACCAGACATGTCAATTCGCACTATACTTACAGAAGAAATAAACAGCCTAGTCTCAGGCAATAAAATATATGAAGAGAACCGAAACCGCCTACAATATCTTTATGAAAGTTATATGGGTGGAGAAGTATATAGAGACGGTCAACACCTAACCCGTTATCAATTAGAATCAGCAGGTGAATATTCATCAAGACTACAAGCTACACCATTAGACAATCACTGTCAATCAGTTGTGTCAGTATTCAATTCATTCTTATTCAGAGAACAACCTAAGAGAGAGTATGCAAGCCTAGAAGGATTGTCAGAAGTAGAAGCATTTATAGAAGATGCTGACCTCGACGGTCGTAGCCTAAACGCATTTATGAAAGATGTAGCTACATGGAGTTCAGTGTTTGGACACGCCTGGATTATAATGGCAAAGCCAAATACTAATAGTAACACCAGAGCTGAAGAACTTAATCAAGAAGTTAGACCATATGTTAACCTAATAACACCATTGATGATGTTGGATTGGTCATATGCCCGCTCACCAAATGGAGCATACCGTTTAGATTATATTCGTTACCTAGAAGAAGTTAACGGTAGTGTCAGAACAATTAAGGAATGGAGACCAGAAACAATTAAGACATCAATTATTGATGTTGATCAGAATACGCTAACAGAAGAGTATGAAGAAATAAATGAGCTAGGAGTGATACCAGCAGTATGTGTATACAATAAGAAGTCAACAGTTAGAGGCTTTGGTATAAGTGACTTAGCTGATATCTCAGATGCACAACGCATGATATACAATCTTAATAGTGAGATAGAACAAGGTATTCGTTTAGACGGACACCCAAGTTTAGTTAAGACACCCAACACAGAGGCCGGAGCGGGGGCTGGAGCCGTAATACACATGCCAGAGGATTTAGATCCAGCATTGAAACCTTATGTATTAGATCACAATGGCAGTAATGTAGACGCAATACTTAAAACTAAAGAAGCATTGGTAGACTCAATAGATAAAATGGCCAACACTGGTGCAGTCAGAGCTACTGAATCAAGAACAGTATCAGGGGTAGCATTAGAAACAGAGTTCACCCTTCTTAACGCACGCCTATCAGAAAAATCAGACAATTTAGAATTAGCTGAAGAACAAATGTGGAGACTGTTTGCTCAATATCAAGGCTACTCGTGGGATGGTGCAATTGACTATCCAGACTCATTTGGTATTAGAGATGTTTCAAATGACATTAGACTAATGTTAGAAACACGCAAAACACTAACCGATCCTAAACTCATAACAATGTTTGAATATGAAATTGCTGAAGCACACTTTGGTGAAGAGTATATGGAAGGGTATGATTACGAAATGGCACACCCTACCTTAACAGAAGAAAACAGACAACCACACATTGAAGCTATGATTATAGAAGGATATAATGATCAACAGATACTTGATATACATCCAGAGCTGTCAGCTGAAGTTTTACAATCAGCTAAGTCTAAACTGCTAGTTCAGGGTCAAGAATAATGCCATACCATAAAAAGAAAAAGAAGAAACCGGGTAAGAAATAATGGCCGCATACTATGGATCTGAATGTAAAGGCGATTGTGGTGGACACAAAGCAGGAGCACGCTATGTTCGTAAAGGCGGTAGAATAATGACTAGCCGAAGTGCTAGTTTCAATCGTGGTATGCGATTAGCACAAAAACATTTAAAGAACAAAGGTGTAGTGTCAAGACTACGCACACCTAAGTAACAGAGCAATATTATTGAATCAGAATATAAGTTACATAAATAATAACTTAAACAACTACCTCTAGGAGGGCACGCTACATGAGCGAAGATACTATCATGGCAACAGAAACACCAGCAGTTACTGAGACTGAGACTCAGGTGCAATCAAACGCTAAAACCTATAGTCAAGAAGAGTTTGACAATCATATGGCAGGGCTGAAGTCTAGCATTACCAAAAAGTTTGAAAAACAATTTGCAGAGTTAGGTGATATTGAAGAACTTAAACAACTTAAAACAGATCATGAAAAGAGACGCCAAGAAGAGCAATTAAAGCGTGGCGAGTTTGAGAAAACACTTCAGGAATTAGCGGCCAAAAAGGATTCAGAAATCCAACAAAGAGATAGCATCATTAAGGAATACAAGATCAACACACCACTGTTAAATTCAGCGGCTAAATTGAGATCAGTAAATCCTGAACAGGTTAAAAGTTTATTGGTCTCAAGCGTGAGACTAAATGAAAGTGGTGATGTAGAAGTTGTTGATAATGAAGGCAATGTTCGTTATAATGATGACGGCAAAGCAGTCGATGTAGAACAGTTAGTGGACAGTTTTCTAAAAGAAAACCCACACTTTGTAAACCCTACACCATCAACATCCAATACTAAATCAAGTGTTAATGGAAACACTAATACTAAATTTGATATCTCTAAGTTAGACATGACTAATCCAGAACATAGACGATTATACTCCGAGGCTAAGGCTAAGGGTAATGTATAATTTAATTAAATTATAACTAGGAGTTATTTAAAATGGCTTTTCCATCAGTATCAACAACAGACATTAACAATGAGTTGTATGCTAACCTCGTAGCGGCGGCACAATTTGCGGCTTACGAATCAAGTATTGCAAGACAAGTTGTTTCAGTGTTTGACATGCCTGCTAATGCAGGTAAAGTAGTTCAAGTTCCAGTATGGGCAGGAATTACAGCACAAAACCTCACAGATGAAGAGGTGGCAACAGTAAAAACAACTAACACAACATCAGCTAGTATTACACTAACTGAGCATGTTGTTTATCATCAAATCACAGATATGCTAAGAGATTCAGCATATAACAATGTGTTAACACAATTAGGTGACCAATCAGGTCGAGCTATTGCAGAATCAATGGATACACAAGTATTCGCATTATTCAACGCATTAACACAATCTGTCGGCACTGAAGATTCAGCTATCACAGTTGACAACATCTTTGACGCAGTTGCTACATTACGAGGTAACAAAGTCTCAGGTCCTTTAGCGGCTATTGTATCACCAAGACAAGCTCTACAACTTAAGAAAGAATTAGCAACAACTGGTGGTGCAAATATCACAGCATCAGAAATTGGTAGCTCAATCTTACGCGGTTACTATATTGGTTCACTAGCAGGTTGTGCTATCTATGAATCAGCTCTTGTTAAACAAGACTTAGACACTGACACAGACTCTGAACTAAACGCAGTTGGTGCAGTATTTGCTCCATCAGCATTTGGTCATTCTATGCGTGGCGGTATTAAAGTTGAAGAACAAAGACAAGCTTCAGCTCGTGCTACTGACTTAGTAGTAACAGCAACAGCAGGTGCTTCAACTATACAGGCTACTCATGCTGTTAAATTAGTAGGTTCTGCAACTGATTAATAGGGGATTAGGAAGATGGCTTTCATAACATCAGGAACTACCGTTTTATCTTTTGCTACATATGACGATGTAGTAGATAGAGATCAGCGTGTGTTTGAGGCGAATGAAGGCTTGACAGTGGATGTAGTGGAAGATCTATTAATTAGATCTACTGAACGCATTCTTTCCCAACTACGCTCAACAAATTGGTGGCGTGCTTACTACTTAAAACAGTCAAGTGCGTCTATCAGTTCAGTAGCTGACATTCCAGAACTAAATGCTACCAAGATATTAAGTAGACAGAATGATTTCACAGACTTATGTGTATTTCATTGCTTTTATTACTACATAATGCCTAAGGTTGCTGACTTTAGTGATGAGAACAATGCAGAGCGAGCAAAGATTGGCCATTACCAACAGAAATTTAATGAACTATTAGGTGAATTAATAACTGCTGGTGATTGGTATGACTATGATGGGGACTTGTCTGTAGAATCTACAGAAAAAGTGCCTGGCTATGTTAATCTTAGGAGAGTGCGATGAGAAGCGATATCTTAACTTACTTGAATGCAAACCTGGTAACAGGCTTTGGTGTCAGTGAGGAATTACCTTGGGACGCTAGTGGGCAACCATTATACCTCAAGAATATGAAAAAGATATATGTGGATCGCCCACAGACAGTCCAAGAACCCTTGATTGACACATTAGACAACCGTGGTATTGTAAATGAAACTACCACAATGGTTGTTTATGTATCAACAGACGCAAAAAACTTACCAACGAACTATGATACTATGGTTACCACAGTAAAAGCGGCGAAAGCCTTAGATACAACAACAGGATGGCGGCAACGCAGTACTGAAGTTGCTACCAGCTTTGAAAGTGATAACTTAGTAACAGAGTTTACATTCAACTTTACGAAGTTGATTTAACAATAATGAGGAAATAAACAAATGGCTTATATATATCCAGCACCAGGGGTGGCTTCTGCCCAGGCAACATTGACATTGTCAGTGAATGCTAACTCAGGGGACACAAACAGCCTACCATTACCTAGTCTTCAGGACATTACATTGAACAATGCAAATGATGTATTTTCCTGGACAACACTTGACAATGGTAGTAAGCAACAAATAGCAACAACATCAACAAACAGTCTAGCAATGAATTTGGTAGTAGATCAAGCCAAATTCTTTGGAACAGACTATGCGACGGCAACTGCGGCAGGTGCGGCATCATCAACAGCGGCAGAGTACGGCGTGTTTGGCCTAAGTAAAGACAAAGTAAAAGTAGATTTCAGTCTTTACATGGGTGACGAAGATGACGGTACCAACGGACCTACAATAACAGGCGAAGCATATGTTACAGGTCTAGCACCAACAGTATCAGCTGACTCGCCAGTATGGGTAACACCAATTACACTTACTGTAGACGGTGATTACACAGCAACAACAGCTTAAGAAGTAGAGTTAATATTAAAAGGGCAGTTTATGCCCTTTTAATTTATTATAAATATAGATACAAGGAAACAAGATCAATGGATGTCTTAGAAAATAAAAGCAATAAAGAATTATTACAAAGCATGTTAGCAGAAACAGCTAAGTGCCTTAATGAAGTTAACTGTGCTCGTAAAGATCTAGATAAAGCACGAAACAGATTAGCATTCCAGATAGCAGTATTAAACACAATGATTAACAGAGAGGAAGATTAAATGAAACTTGAACAACTAGCATCAAAACCCCAACTACTTAAAATTGAAATTACTGACGAAGCCATTCAAAAGAAATATGGTGAATCATTAACTTTCTATGTCTACGACAGACAAGATATTCAAACATTTGCTAAAATGGCAACAATCCAGCCTGACGACTTTGCATCAGCGGCTGAAATAGTCAGTGACTTAATCCGTGATGAAAAAGGTGCTCAGATTTGTAAAGGTGATGTAGTACTACCAACAGATATCATGATGAAGGTAGTGGCAAAAGTGGTAGAAGAATTGGGAAAGTTAGTGAGTACAGAATTAGAGACAAAGACCCCGAATTAAATATGTTGGCTACCATTGATTGGGTAGCTAGGCGTTATGGTGTGTTACCAAGCAAGCTACTACAAGAAGGTGATAGCATTGATATCATACTTGCTGAACTAGGTCAGGAATACGAAAATAGACAGCAAGCGATTCAAGAGGCTAAAAGTAAAGGATTACCACCTCCAGCACCTAAAATGTCACAATCAGAAATGGCAGAGATGTTAGCTAATGTGGACAAGTTAAAAAAATGATAACAGTAAGAGTTCTTTATGACAGGATTACACCTAGCGTTGAACGCAAAGCAAGACAACTCAGTAAGGTAGTAAACAAAGCCTACGCAACATGGGTTAAGGTTACTCCTAAACTAACTGGTAATGCTAAAAGAAGAACTAAACTTGAGAATGGTGACACTATTCATGCTGATTATAAATATGCAGTGCCATTGGACAAAGGACACAGTAAACAAGCACCTCAAGGTATGTTTAAACCAACATTAAAAGTAATTAAACAAGAACTAGATAAAATATTCAGGACAAAATAGCAATGGCTGATCTAAGATATAAAGTAAAGGTTGATACCGCAGGTGCCTCTTCGGCAATTGGTGGGTTAAAGGCTAAAATTGGTGGACTAGGCACGGCCTTTAAGGCACTAGCTGTTGCTTTAGTAGCTAGAGAATTAGTAACCACTATAAGACAGTTCCAAGATCTTAAACAGGTATTGATCACCATTGAAGGTGATGCTACCAAAGCGGCAAAATCATTTAAACTAATCAAAGACTTCACTAAAGGCACAACTTTCCAATTAGCTGAAGTTACTACAGCATTTATAACATTTAAGAACGCTGGACTAACACCTACTACAGACTTCATGAAGAACATTGGTAATATTGCCGCTGGTATGAAGAAGAATTTTGATCAGGTAGCACAAGCAGTATTCAATGCCACAACTGGTGAATTTGAAATGCT